CTCCCAATATCTACCCATTTTTGATCGAACCATGTTTTTAGACCGGCCATGTTAATACATTTTTGTTTTCTTACGTCTGTCGCTCATGACAGCTCCACAACCTCTAGCTATCCCACCCATTTTTAAACCTTGAGCTTTTAGTCTAGATGTTGCTTCCATTAAACCGCCACCTTTTTTCTTTGGTCTTTGAATAACGCCTCTGCCCATTAGAATGTCTTTCATTGTAACTTTGCCATCACCTGAAAGATCTGGAAATTTTTTAACAGAGCCACCTTTTTTCATGAAGCCCATTTTGTTTCTAACTTTAGTTGGTAATTTTGCTAGACCTGGATTTTTTTCTTTGTCCACTGGTTTTAGTGCTTTGCCACCTTTTTTATACATTGCGCCAGGCATTTGCATCATGCCTCCACCCATTTTTCTAATTCTACCACCCATAGCTTTAGCTGGTTTAGGTCCTCTAAAGTCTTTTCTTTTTACACCAGATGGATCTTTAATTTTACCTGCACAAATTTTAGATGCGTAGGCGTTAGCATATGCTGAGGGATATACCTTAAATTTTCTTTTCGCTGCTGCTTTACCTCTTGGACATAGTTTAGTCATAATTACCTCTTTGCTGTTTGTGCAGCTCTTCTAAAGTTTGCTGCAGTTGGTGCACCCTTTGCACCTTTCTTTCGCATCTTACCGCCTCTTTTTCTTTTCGCATGTATGTTTGCGTATAAACCTTTTCCAGCCATTATTTTAATTCTTCTCTAAGTTGTTTTAATCTATCCATTTTTTTCTTTGGTGCTATTTTTTCTTTAAGAGATTTCTTTTTCTCTTTGTCTTTTAATTTTTTATCTTTTACTTTTTGCATCAAACCACCAAACATTTTCTTCTGTCTTAAACTTTTAGGCACATTCATTTTGTAAATATCTTTTGTAACTTTATCGACACCTATTTTTTTATAAGTGTCCATGCCTTGTTTCTTTTGAAGTTTACCTGCTTTTTTAATTAATTTAATTTTACTTTGAACAGCTTTGCTCTTTGTGGGTTGAACACCTTTGATTGTAGGTCCTCTCTTACCTACGAATTCAAATGCTTTTCTAAAAAATTTACTAGCCATTATTTTTTGCCTCCGTTTCTAAATATTTGTGTACCCTTTATCCCAAAAATGCTCGCTACGACAAGAATCCACAGGTTTGTGAACCAGCTCGGAAGGGTAGAAAAATATTCAAAGAATAGTTTTACCTTTTCCATCGCTGCTGGGTCGTCACTTAGGACTGCCCAAGCCAACACTATAATCGGAGCCGACAAAATAATCAATACAAATTCGTCTTTCCAGTCCGATTGTCTGGCTTCAAGAAGTTTGCCCTGG